ACGAGATGCAGCCGAGAACTCTCCTAGAATATCTAATTGTAGCCACTCATCTACTTCTTCTAAAGAAGGCATATCTGCCCCCTTTACAATAAGCTTCATTGTAGGGTCTACATTTTGTATGACTTGTCCTACCCCCATGAAGATATCAAATATAGTAGGATTAGCCATTATCAATCTCTCTAGATATTTCTTCTCGTCTAGCTAAGTGTCTCTGAACAGCATCATGTACGAAATGACTTTTAGCTCTTGGGTCTGCTGGCGTAACGATACCATACTCTAAAAACTCTAGGTATGGCTTCCACATTGGATTGAATATAGCCATTCTAAGTTTGCCCTTAGATTGATCTACCTCTAATTGCCAGCCAGAGTCGCCTGGACCATTGCCTATTTGTAGACTATATGCAGGATGGCTATTAGTCATCGTGACATGAGCGTCACCGACTAAGTTACTCTCCACTCCCGCAGCCGCACCAGTAGCAATAGGAGTATGCTGAATAATATCATTTAGTAGTACCTCCATTTCTTTGACATAAACTTCTTCTACTCTTTGCTCATAGTAGTCTGCAACAGAGTTTAACCATGACTCAAAGCTACCTCTATTTAACCCACTACCTCTAGGTAAAATAGGGCGAATAGCCATTATCTAAGCCTTGTAACGCCGAGCCTAAATCGAGTGTCTAAAGTAGAATAGTCCACAGATAAGACTTTCCAGCTTCTGCCAGTAGAAGGATCTTCGATAGTATCTTCGTCTTTAATCTCTAGTTTAAAGACTAGCGTTCCGTTTGAGTCACGTTCTTCATACATAGGAACTTCAATAACAACGTTGGTTGTTACAAAGGAATCTTTTTGTATCGCAATATCTCTTTGATGTAGCTGAGGAACAGATGGCCCGTTACGCAGAGAGGCTTGTCTAACTAAACAGTCAGTTACTGTAGTAGATTTCTTAGTTCTAGATACAGTACCAGAGTTAAAGTCGATAGCTCCATCTGCTACATAATGTATAATATTTAGGGTGATCCTATTATCAAAGATCTTACTATCATCTTTGAGACCTTCTCTAAATCTATCTTCTATGCTAGGCATCAGCAGTAGCCGGTTTCTTCGGCATCAATAGGTGGAGAAAGTTCTTGGATACTTTTCTCTATAGCATCTAATGAGCTATTGAGCAGCTTTAAATAATCTGCCCAAAGAACCTCTTGCCCATCTATATTATAATTAGGCTTAGGGTTTACGGTAATGCCTTCAATTAAAGATAAGAGGTTATCTCTTATCCTATATTTCTGGCTCAATACTTCGTCGTCAGTTAGAGGCATTACACCCTCCAGAAAGAAATGCGCCCCAGGTTTTTACGCTGGGGCGATTGTATTCCGTTGAATAAGATACAACGAATCAGTTGGTGTTCTGAACCATGTGCCAGGGCGAGTTCGTGTAAGCAACGCCACGTTCATCGGCGCGGAACTTCATCACGATATCGCGTTCAAATTCGTCGATATCATTAGGACCGGACGAACGCACAGCCAACGGGAAGAGCGTACGATACTTGAACGCCTTCTTAGGTTCGCCAAAATGCCAGTAGTTCTTGGCGTTAGCAGCAGAGACGCCACCTTCTTGCACAAGCAGCCAATCAAGCCACGGCGAGCTAACAACGTTATACTTCTTACCAGCGAGAGGGTTTCCACCATCAGTGCGAGTATTCGTGTTAGTAGTAACGCGCAGATCAGTAGCAGTGAGGATACGATCAACAGTCCACTTCTTGAACGGGCTGATGATGATAGTGTCCGGATCAACCATGATAGGTTCACCAACGGTACGATCATCAGTCATCGCAGTGAACAACGCCATCGCATCATCAAAGTCAGCCCAATCAACCATCGGGTTGGAAATCTGATTGATACGAGGATCAGCAGCAGCAACGTAGGTATTTCTAGAAACGTTGTTACGCTTGAAGTTATTCACTAGACCAAGCACCACGCGAAGAATACGCTTCTCACGATCAACACCAAGACGACTACCAACGCCCTGAGCCATCTTAATGACTTCGCCAGTCTTATCGAAGAAGAGCATTTCGCGAGTAACCGCGATCTTCAAGCCGCGCTTCTGCGAGGTAGGAACGTCGATGTAATCTTCACCAAACTTAACACTAGGGTACTCGCCAGCTTCCTGGACAACCAGAGCGTTGTCGTCGATAGGAGCCAAGCCAATTTCTCTAGTATTATCTTCTTTGCTAGTCTCATTCGTAACAAGGCTATCACCGATAAATTCGGGAGCCTTGTACGTTTCAATAACACCCTGGTACACAAGCGTACCAGTGATGTTAGTGAACATCTGCAAATTGACAGGATCAGCCGCATCACGCATAACTTGCGCAACGTTTTCTTCTTGGCTAGTTTCGCCAACGGCGTCCATAGCATCGCGACCAATGATAGCATTGCCGATCTGGCGAATGCTAACCTTATCGCTACGGATCTTGCCGTCTTTGATAAGAGACATAACGCGCATAGCGTTAGCCTTCTTTTCGGCGACCGTCTTGTCCTTAAAGAGAATGGCAATATCACCTGACATTTGTAGATCCTTTATATTCGATTAGGTAAATTTAGAATTAGCGCTTAGGAGGGGTATTAACGAGACGAACCTTGATTCTAGTAGCAGCAACACCGGTGTTTTCCACGACGATGGCACAAGCTCTACCTTTAACAGTCACAGCTTCCAACGTCTGCAAGAGAGCGTTGCCAGCAGCTTTCTTAAAGCCAACGTACTGTCCGACATTATAGATGGCAGAAGCAGCGTCACATTCAAACGTGCCATCCATATTCACTAAGACTTTTAAGTCTCTAGTATCAGTCGTTCCAATTCTAGAACGACCGCTAGCGACACCAATCAAAACTAAAGCAGCATCAGACTGCGTAGTAGCAAGATCGGTATTCCAAGTCATATTGGTAATAGGCTTAGCATACGCAACGTTGCTGACAACCGAAGCGAATACGAAATCGCCTGGTTTAATATCAGCAGCAGGAACGCCAGTAGCAAGCAGCACTTCGGTATTGATGATATCAACAGGACCGGTGCGATGAATATGAGCCATGAGTATTTCCTTTAGGTACTTATATTAAAATTGGGTAAGCTATTAACCGTTAAAAGCTTTAATCAAGTCTTCGTCTTTAATCGGAGCCACCTTATCCTTAGCCACTTCTTCCTTAGAAGTCTTGCTTACTCCAGTTGAAGTAGGAATAGCAACTTCCTTCTTGCTAGCTTCAACCGAATCCTTGAGGATGCTGACTTGTTCAGCAACAAACTCGGTAACATCTTTGCCAGCACGAATCGAGTCACGAATCATCGAAACGAACATCTTCCCGCGCTTATCAGCTGGGATATCCTTAAGAGCGGTATCAACCTTGCTAGTAAGAGCGGCTTCCGAATCAATCGCATCCTTAGCAATAAGATCAACCAGATCCTTACGCTTGGCTTTGAGTTCTTCAAGAGTGAGTTTATCGAATTCCATTTGAGTGTCCTTTTTGATTTCGTCAGAAATTTTGCTAGCGTCTTTCGCTACGTTAAAGCCTTTGAGTTCTTTAACCAGGTCTTGCGCTATGGGCGTTAATTGTACGGCCATTTCCCCCTGAGTCAAGGTCTTTCCATAGGGGTAAAGAATAGCATTACATAAAGATTGAAACTTATTCATTATACTAAATAGTCTAGTCGCCTGTTCGTCAGACTCGATACCATCACTAATGGCACCATCTTTATACATTCCGTTAGTAGTATTGCCTGCTCCAACTAACGCAACAAACAATACTCTATCAACTTCAACAATCTGATCCGTAGAGTCATTGTACTTGCACATTGCTTCATGCGACATAGAGATTTGGTCAGGAGCATTCTCAAGCCACCACTTAGTAGCAGGAAAGAAAGGATGCCCGGTATTAAAATGCACATCTGCAAAGACGCCTTCACCATCTTTGTAGGTGCTATTTCTTAGTACAGCAATCTTCTTAGTAGGGTCATTCTGTCTATCTTCAAAGGTATTACCTTCTGCGTCAGTAGTGTGGCTAATCTGCACACTAGCGCCTTCATACTTTAAAGCAGTAGTAGCATTTTTAAGGGCGCTCTCAGTGTAGACATAAGCCTTCTTTCTACCACTCTTAACATTGGTACCTTTATTAGGCCCCATAATATGAATGTTCTTAGCGATACCATCAGCACCGATCTTAGTGCCTTTGGCTGATGCGCTATAGCTCTTTTTATCTGAGAATTTTTCTTTTAAGAGTTCCAGGCTCATTATATTTTCCTATGTAAAATTCTGGTGTCATCATCAGTAGCTACGTGATCGTGTATATCTTCTTCTGTTATCTGTAGATTCATCTGAATATCTGGTAAAGGAGTATGAAGCTTATTGCTTTTCATAAAACTAAGCGTAGCTTTATGAAGCTGATTAGCCGTGTGCATAAGAGGAGCAATAACTTCCATCTGATGCTTACGAATCTGTTCACTAGCTTTGATGCAGTCTTGCTCTCTTTTAGCAGCTTCTTTATCTTTCTGCTGCCTCTCTACTGCATCATTATGTTCTTTTTGCCTACGATGCCTTCTGTCTAAATAGTCTTGAGTTATAAAATATGTAAGCAGTATTCCCATTGCTCCATATTGTACAAGATCAATAGAAGTAAGTTCTGCTGCCATTTGTAGCCCTTAATAGTATGGAGCTAAGTATAGCAGAAGTGAAAGGAAGTCAAGATTAAAGATTAATACTTAAATGAAATAGAATAGCTGCATCTTCCATTTCATACCTATTATCATACATGCCTAAAACAAATCCTGCTTTAGCTGTATCTTTAAAAGTATTCTCTACAGGAGCATCTGAAAAATCTTTTCTATGATAGAACCCTGCAACAGTGATAACTTCATTAGTGCAAGCTACACTAGAAACTCTATCTTTAGTATAAAGGGTCGAGTAACTGTCAGAGAAATTATGGGAATCAGAAGAAAACGCTACTCTATAATCACGTTCAAGAGTCTTTAATCTAAAGGAAGCGAATGAGTATGAGTACTCAAACGTCTTTCCTTTAAAAATAACATAATGGAGCGCTGGCTTAACGTACTCCTGTCTTCTCTTTGATCTAGTATCCGCCCCATCATCCTGTGTAGTTACAGGGGGAGGACCGCCAGTGAAAGGAAGGAAGACAGGACCTAGCATTTACTTACTCAACAACCACATTGGCGATACAACAAATTCCCTCTATATAGATAGGAAGGTCTTTGCCTGTGTATGTTCCAGTGAATATAAAGAAGCGTTCACCCCATAACATAATCTCTGGCATAATTTGAAAGGGTAGAGTAGTCGCAATAGCTACTAGTTGGCCATCTCTAGTTTGAAGTTCTATGTTCATATAGCCTCTATGGGTTAGTACTCATACCATTCAAACACGATATCAACGTTACCACCAGTAAGAGTAACGCTATTAAGATTAACAGCAACGCCTTGCGCAGTGCCAGAGAGCACTAATCCTTTACCTTTATCTCCAAACTCAAATCTACGTCCAGGAACAACTGCTCCTGTTGCAGCTGGAATAGGAACAAATTTACGATCAACGTTTCCTACAAGAGTTCCAGTCGTAGGATTAGCACTGTATACGCCAGGAATAGAAGAAGCAGCAGCATCAGTAGCATCTAATGGAACAGCAGTTCCTGCTACGCGAGTGCCTGCGCTATTAGCAGTGCTTCTCTTTGCTATAACTACCTCTGGATTACCGCCAGTAGTTTGAATGCCAGTAATTTCAATAGCAGTAACAACAACAGTAGTGGTAGCATTTCCAAAAAGATCTGCAATATCGGTAGGAGTAGCTGCAAGAGAGGCAGCATTCATTGCACAACGATAAGACTTAGCATGTTTTTCGAACGTTCTAACTAATTGTGCGCCGAATCTATCTACGCACATTTCATTATAGTCGGCTGCAGCAGATGCGCTTGTAGTAAGAGCATCTCTACGAACACCCCAAATAGGGACGCCAGTGTCGCCTGACGCTGCAACAGCGTCTTCTGCTTTACCTAATGATGTAGCACCAGTACCACCTGTACCTAAGTTAGCTGTAACAGTGCCAGAAACAGTTGCGTTTAAGTTACCTGCAATAGGCTGAGAAACTACCGCAGCCATCGCCATACCACCACCATTTTCAGTGGAGCCTGCGATGTAAACTTTCTGATTACCAGTTAATTCAACGCTAACAAAGCCTAGAGTGAGAGTTGTAGTTGAGGCTGGGTTAGTAGTACCATTTCTAGCTACGATGAACAAATATAGTACAACATCATCGTCTGGTAAGTTAACTAAACGACTTCCTCTTTGAGTAAATTGTAGAGTCGTAGCAGAGGCTGCAAGCGCATCAGCAGTAACGCTCTTAGTATTATCTGTTTGAATATGCCCGACATGGCCAGGAGCAGCAGTTGTATTAATAGTTAAAGTGGTATCGCCGCTATTCCAACCTTTTCTCTGAGTATCATAGAACGAGTTAGTTGCAGTAGCGGTTGCGTAGTTACAACGAACGTAGTTCCATCCCCAAAGAGTTAAAGTACCAGAGCCAGACCCTGGCCATCCAGCAACAGTAAATGTAACAGCGTTTCCAGATACGCTAGCAATAGCATATCTTCCTGGAGGGCAAGTTACGCCAGTAGTTATAACAGACAGATTCATAAACTGCCCGACGTTCGCAGACGTCAGAGTAGTTCCAGGAATCGTTACAGTTACGCTTGTGGCACTATTGATAGTATAAGCTAAAAGCTCTCCAACAATATCAGCTAGAGCTATTTCAAAGTTATTATTAACAATTCTCTGTGAAAGTTGAGCTTGCCAACGAAGAATATGGGAGTTCTTAAAAGTTCTAACAGAACGAATAATAGTCTCTGCATTAGCAGTAGTACCAGAGGCGATTGTTAAATTACCAGCAGATTGAGCTACAGTATGGCCAGAACCAGTTTGCTTTAAAGAAAGCTGTGTAGTAAGTAGACCGGAACCTACATCAGAGAATGACACTCTAAAAATATCTGCTGGAACAGGCCTAACTGGTAAACCAGGATCGCTATCCCCTGGAATAGTAGTAGGAATGGTCGAGCCAGAAATTTCAGTGATTGCGGTTTTATTGTTACCTAAATTAGTTAACGAATACGGTCCCGTCCCCATAATACCAAAAGTGGTATTTATATTTAAAGTGGTAGTGGTTGCCGTTCCATTATTAGTAACTTTAAGCCTGAAATAGTTGCCAGGAAGAGTTATATTCTCATTTAATGGTTGCCCGGCTGCTCTAGTAAATGTGTAATCTGAATCCTTGCTAGATTTAAATGATCCGCCCGCATCAATGAATTGTTCAATGATAACAGTGTACGGCTGGTCACAAGTAACTTCTACCTGAGCAGCTTGTAAATTTGCAACAGTTTCGATAGTACCAGTGAATGTTGCGCCGGAAGTAAGTTGTGCAGTAGAGTTGTTGCCAGAAGAATTTGGGTAGTTAAGTGCATTTATTGATACAGGGACTACTTGATCTGATGCAATATTGACAGGAGTCGAAGCAGCAATTGCTGCGGCACCTAACGCTGGCTGTTTAGCAGAGGTTGCTGCACCAGTGGGGAGAGGGAGAGATACTGCACTAATAGGTTGAGTTTCGCTAAGATCGGCTTTTAACTGCATCTCAGTGAGAAGCGCGCTAATACCAGCAGAAGTTGCTGCACCAGCAGGGAGAGGGAGTGATACTGCACTAATAGGTTGAGTGACTCCGCTACCATCAACAGGTTGAGTGACTCCGCTACCATCAACAGGAACTCTGCCACTAACTAGCGCTGGAGTCTTAGTATCAATACTATATGTGTTTGATTGAGTCGCAGCAGCACTAATATTCATGCTGGCTGTAGAAGCATCAATATATGATAATGAGTTGTTGCCTGTAGTCTGTAGCGCGGCAGTAGCTGCACCAGTAGGAAGAGGAAGCGCAGTTGGATTTGATACAGGCAATGGGCTGCCAGCGCTAACTGGCGTAACTGTATTATCATCACCAAAAGTAACAGCAACTTTAGGAGTATGCTCACCACCAACAAGTTTAGTCGTGAAAAGCTTAGCCGCATCTGCGGTATATGGAATGTTTGAAGCAGTCATTGTTAGCCTTCCGTGATATTGATATCATTCTTAGGAGCAAAAGGAATAGACATAGGCCCAATACCTAGCTCACCAGACATTTTACCACTATACAAAATATCACCTGGACCTTCTGCTGATCTTCCAAAGCTCCAATACTTAGCGATCTGGCCCCCACTTCGACAAGGGGAGAACGAAATATCTACGTTATTACTGCCAGTAGCGTCTTTAGCTGTAAACGTATCTGAGGACTTAATAATCTCTACTCTACTATAGCCATCATAGCTAACTTCAAAAGCATCTTGTTTATGGTTGCTATTAAGTCCAGTAGGATCGTCATAATGTAGAGCGACAAATATCGACTTGTCTTGAATAAACTCTGGCGGCTCACCAGCAAGAACAGCTTTAATGATGGCGTTCTTAAGATAGTTAGATTTACTCATTGATAGCTTCCTTCTTCTCTACAGTCAGTTGTTGCATTCTACCAAGTTTATCTCTTGAGATATTTATAACTCTAGTAGAAGTGTTCTCGTTTAGTAAGTTTTCACTCTTACTATCTTTAGTATTCCCGCCAGTTCCGCCGCCTTGCTTAGTTCCACCACCTTTTTTAGAGGTGCCATCGTTCTGTGCTGGATTAGTATTACCTAAATCACCAGGAGCAACCTCGCCAGGCTGCAATGTATCACGATGTTTAAGAACATTAGCACGACTGACAACATAACGATTGCCAAGCATAGCAGCAATCTCTTGAGGTGAAGTAGCGCCAAGCTGTGACCAAATTTGCTGCGCACGTGCTTCATCCAATACTTTACCAACAGCAAGTCTAGGTCCAACGATATAGACTTCAAAGTTTTCTTTAGCTGCTACGATATCGACGCCCATCATTGCCTGGACTTTCCAGAACAATTCAATAATGTAGTTATAGAACCAGCCTTGTTGTTCTCTAAAGTTAGCAATTACTGGCGAGCCAGGAGACAATGGGCTGTCTGGCTCTACAGCTAATAGCCATTCAACAGGGAGAACCCAATTAGCTGCGATATGTGAAAGCTCTTTGTCTATAATAGCAGTGTATTTAGAAGGATCGACATTAGCAGCCGGAAACTCGTACTTAGTACCTTTAGTACCAGTAACTATAGCGCCGGGTCTAAACTTCCTACTATTAATGCCTTTGCCAGTCTCTGCGTCTATTCTGCTCTTGCCATCACTATTCTTATTAACGAGAGCATCAACTGAGGCTTGTGTACCTGCTTCAACAGTTCTCACCATTGCAATAGCGGTATGAATCTGCGTCATTACTGACGTGTTAATAAGAAGCTTCTCGACTCTGCGTAAATTAGATGCAACAGGCCAGAAGTCAGAGATGCCTCTATTAACATCGTAATCTACGTTACGCTTAATAAAGATTATTTCTTCTGGTTTAACTTCTGTCTTTTTGCCGGTAAGAATATCAACAAGTCCATACGCCTTGATATTCTCTATATCATTCTCATCGGTAACGACGCCTAGTTCCATCAAGTTCTTATCTGAACCGATATAGAACGGGTCAATAAACCTAGCGAGAGGAGGGTTAGTACCTTGCTTAAATAAGCGAATAATGCCTTCGCCATCGCGCATGGCTTTAGTTAAAGCACTCTTTAATCTTTCAATAAGGTTATTAGCTTCTTCAAAAGCTTTCCAATTCTTAAGAAGAACTTGTGCTTTCCCATCGAGGCTCTTTTTAGATAAAGAGACAGGGTCTTCAAGCTCTTTAGCATCGACGACCGAGAGCATAAGCTGGTCACCAATGATATGATTAATATAATGTCTAATGACATTCTTACCAATCTCAGACGTAATAGAGGCTACACGACAAGTATCTCTAATGTTCTTTAACTCAGCTAAATTAAAGTCGAAGAAGCGTTTTGTATTAACCGTAAGCGATAACCAACCATCGAAGTTTTCATCACCATCAGTAGGCCGCTCAGTAGCAGCCGCATCTTTATATTTAGACGTCACACCACTGCTATGTTGCATAGTCTTAGAGGCGTCATCAAGAAGCCCATCAACTAAACCCATTGCTTTAGCTAGAAGAGCATCACATATTTTATCTAGTTGCTCAGTCATTTTTCGCTTTCTCTACAAGCTTACCGAACTCTGAGCTAGTAGAATCTTTTACTTTATCTTCTAGATCTTTGATTGTATCTGATACATCCCAATTATGCCTTCTAACTACAATAACGCCGTATGCGATAGTAAGAAGTGCAGCAGCGATTAGGATATATGGCATGATACTAAGGATAAGCGCAAACACATAAGTAAGAACTATAATACTGCCAAACATTGTTACAGCGAATAGCCCAACAGATTTAAATGGAGTCCACACAATTAAAGCTATGCCTGCTGCAATGGCGATAATACTCACCATATACAACACAGCATTCGCACCGCCATTAGTAAACTGATCTTTCCAACTAGGGGGAATTTCTCTAACCTCTGTACCTAGCCCAAAGATACATCCTGTTAAGCTTACTACAACGAAGCATGCTAGTAAGGCTAATATAATTTTTCGCATAAATTGTCTCCCAATCCGTCGTCTTCAATAGAAGACAATACTTCCTTGGAGTCCACTGACTTAGCACCAGTATATACGTTTATATTGGAAGTCAATATCCTTATAAGCCCTTCTAATGCGTCTGGCCCATCGTCATGGTCTGAGTGAGGATGATCCAGTAATTGTTGCAATAAAATCTTAGTGTGCTTGCAATTACGCTTAAATCTAAAGAATCTTCGTTTAAACCATATAGATAGTCTGCTTATACGCGTATTCTTATGTACCCCTTGATTCTCTACAGGAATGACATTCAATACAGAGCCGCCTTCTTCTTGCGCGCGAGCGAACAATTCATCGCTCATTAAGAACTGAAACCCATTACTTTCGATACCAAACGCAGAGAATGCTTTGATTGCGTGCAGCTCTATGATCTTATCAATCGTAGCGTTGACTGGTCTTCTTGTCATATCTACTTCAAGATAGCACTTCATCTGACTAATATCATACCAACCAGTTATAACAGGGGAGAAGTCTCTTTTCTTACTATCAACACCCTTAGCTGGGTCACAATAGCCTATCTTTATCAAATGCTCTGGGGCAGGTAGTTTATCCCATGTAATATCCTCGCCCTCAAACCAAGATTCGTCAAACTCATGCCTGCTAGGATCGCGAGGATTATTCTGCTTTTCAGCATCAAACGCCGAATGACCTAGGTTTTCTCTCAATACCATCAATGAATAAAGAGTATCTTTCTCTATCCATAATACCTTAGCCCCCTTTTCCATTGCTTCTTGATTAGAATAATAGAACGCATTACAAGGGATAGCCAAGTTCTGAGCATCGAATGACGACTGTTGTAAAGACTCTAATGGGGTCTCTTGATGATATAATACCGCCCATTCCTCCCACAAACTCATGTTCTCTGGCCAATCCTCGATAGCAGAGAACTTAATGCGTAGGAAGTCTGCTCTTACGGCTACCTTGCCTACAATAGACTCTCTATGTAGGTTATTACCAATAATAAGAACATTAGTTCCTGTATCACCAACAGGCTCTAAAGTACGGTTAAACCACTCAACATCCTTTTCTCGTGTTGTAACTGAATTAACATCTTCATCACTCTGAGGATCGTCAAGTATGATAAGAGTTGGTCTATATTGTTTGAACTTTGCTCCGCGAACATTGGTCCCCTTACCAAAGACTTCAATACAGCACTCATTTCCCGTCTCAATTCTCTCTGCATTCCATACGTCACCCTGTTTACAGGCTTGCGGGTATGCTTTTTTGATTTCTTCATTTGTTTCTAGCTCCGATTTAATGCTGTCTAGATATCTAGCAGCCTGTCTTACTGTGTCTGCACCAAGCAGAATGTATTTTTCTGTGCCTTCACATATAGCCTTTAATGGCGCTAAGAACGAACTAAACGTACTCTTAGCATAGCCACGGGGCATCATTATAACAATCTTCTGCCCTCTCTTCTTTGCCATTCTACTAAACGTATCACTAATAGTATAGTGAGCACGACAGAATGACTTATTAAAATAGTGAGGCACATATTTCACACCCCACGAAACTAAATCTCTGTCCTCCATGCTGAGAGTATCAACACGGGCCTTCATCTTATTAGCTAATCTATCACCTAAATTAGTGCCCATCAGTGCTACTCTTAACAGCAGAGGCACTCACCTCTTTAATATCCTCAATGTCATCCTCACTAAGCCCTAGCTTACGCGCACTAGAGATGAATGCACGTTGCCTAATGTCGTCATTATCTGTTTTAGTAGCAGTCACCTTAACCTTCTCTCCTGCATACTCAAGCATAGTCCCATCTTCATACTCTTCCGTCGATTCTATTTTAACAATGCTTAGCTTAGCTACTTCCGTAGACGCTTCTTGTAGTTTCTCAGGAGGAACGAATTTGCAGAGGATATCTACGACTTTATCTAAGAGTGCTTCTACTGATTCTGGCGTGATTTCATTCATCTTCGCCATTTTCTCAGTCATATTAGTCAGCTTATCTATCATTGTAGTTAAGCCACCTATCAATTCGATAGGCACATCACCGGGTTTCCCCATCTTTTGTACTAGCTCGGTGATTAAAACGCGCATCAATGCTTGCTCATTCTTGAGCTGCATACTATGAGGGCTGCGTTTAAACGCCTCGAAGCGTTCTCTAAACTCTACACTCTGAAAAAATCTAGTGAACATTGCAACCTCGCTGTAGTGTTCTACACACATTATACCTTTGTTGTAGCATATACAACGCTTACCATCCTTAACATACACGCATC